CAGGAAGACTCGCTTCAAAAGGCAAAGCAGCAGCAACAACAAGCCCAGGCTGCAGCCGATGCTGAGAAGGAGAAGCAAGAGGAGGCATCTAACTCCCTTGGTGGTCGAGCAAAGGAAGCTGCCATCATCGCCGCTACACCTGTCTTAGGTGTTGGTGATTTTGTAAGTGACTTTGCACGCCTGTTTCCTGGTGGTAAGGGTCTTGATGATTGGTGGGATGAAAACTCACCACGTTCCAAACACGGACTAGTGAACGGTCTTCGAGACATTGCTGGGGTTGTCTTACCGTCTGTAGTGCCTGCTGGATGGGCTGTACGAGGCGCAAACCTTGCAACCAAAGGGATGCAGCTAGCCAAGTGGCAACGCATGGCAGGGACGATTGCAGCAAACGTTGGTATCGATACTGGCGTGGCTGCTATCTCAGAGACATCAGAACAAGGTGAGAACCTTGGCACACTGATGAATAAGACTTTTGGGTGGGATGTTCCCTGGGCAATCCGTGATGGAGACAGCCCTGATGTACGACGTGCAAAGAACATCCTTGAAGCTGCTAGCATCACTGGTGGTGTAGAGCTGTTGCTTGCAAAGTTCGCCAATAAAGGCACAAAGCTGATTCCTAAGGATGAAGTAGCCACTGAAGTACTGGCACGGGAAGAAGCAGCCAAGGTGGTTGATGATTTCCCTGAACCTACAACAGATGGCATTGAGCAATACAGGAATCGTCGCCAGTTACTTCAAGACGAAGAAATGGTACGTGCCCTAGAAGCTGATCCTCAAGGTTTCAATGGCTACAACGCATGGATCAATGAGCCCGCTGAACCTCAAACCAGGGCTGTTATAAACGTTGACGCTAATGGACTGCAAGCAAAGGCAGACCAAGCAATTATTCAGGGCAACCTTGGAACTACCAATGGCCGGATGACTGCAGTAGCAACACCTTCTTTTCAGAAGAAGTTTATGGAGGCTGCGGACGGTACACAACGGGCAGACAACCTTAACGAGCTGTTCAGCACAATCGCCCCAAGTGTTGATGTGATTCGTGGTTCAACAAAGATTCCAGCGGATAAGGTGAACGCCGCAGTAGATATACTTGTTAAGTCTGTCTTCAACGTTGATCCTGCAGACTTTACCAAGACTGTGGAGTCAATGAAAAAGAACCTGTACGAAGGTCAGGATTTCTTTGGAGAAGAAGAATGGCTTGTAGCCTCTAATGCGTTCAAGCAGTCGTTTGATGAGATCTTTGATCCAAACAAAATGCGTGCGTCTGCAATGCTGACCCAAACTGCTGCAGACAACGTAGCTGATACATCTCGTGCCACCATGCTTATTGGTGACATTGTTGATACGACACGTCAACAGGAGATGGCGTTGGAAAACATGCGTCTTCTGGCAAGTGAGATCCGGGCAAATCAGTACATCGCTGGTAAGTCTCTGGAGATGAAGAAACTTGTCAAGAACGGAACTCCAGAGGAAAAGATTGCATGGATGGCTCAGCAAAAGCAAGGCTTTGAAGAAGGCCTCAAGGCAGCTAAAGAGAAGGGTTCAAGGATTGTTGATACTCTGCAAGAGATCCGCAAGGAAAACCCCGAATACCTAAAGCCTCTGATCTCTGCATACGATGCAACCAATGGTAAGGTTGACGACCTGTACAAGCTACAACGCTACGCAGAAGAGAACATCGGCCTGATCAAGAAAGGCTTTATTGACGGCAACCCTGAAATTCCTAGCCAGGTAATCCAAGGCCTACAGGCTGTACGATACAACCATGTATTGTCTGGTATTTCTGCTATCCGAGCAGGAACAGGCAACGTAGTTACAACATTAGCTAAACCGATCTCAGCCTTTGCTGGTGCACTTGTTACCGACCCAACGGGTAAGAAAGGTGTCCTCAAACGTGCACTGTACACATACAGTGGTGTCTCTGAGAACCTGAAGCGTGCATTAAAGGTGATGGGAGATGAGTGGAAGTTCGCTGTCTCCAACCCTGAAGAGGCCATGACACGTGGTCGTGGTGATCTGATGCAAGCCAAACTCGATAACTACGAAGTTATGGAAGGCATGGCTGAAGCGTGGAGTCAGAACGGACAACACGGCAAGGTTGCAATGTGGAACCTGGCTAAGGGTCTTGGGTGGTACAACAACAACCCGTTTGTGAAGTACGGAACAAATGCAATGTATGCCTTGGATGGATTCTTGAAATCCATGATGGCTAGTGGTATTAGCCGGGCCAAGGCATACGACGAAGTGTTTAAAGCAACTAACGGTGCCTTTGATGGTGCAATGTTTGCAGCTAAACAAAAAGAGCTGTACAGCAAAGCATTTGACAGTACTGGAATGCTCACTGATGAGGCAGCTAAGCACGCCTCTGGTGAACTAGCTCTGAACCTAGACAATGAAATCGTTCAACGTCTAGAGCATCTGATGGAGAAGGTGCCGTTCATGCGGTCTCTCTTCATGTTCCCCCGGACTGGTGTCAATGCACTGGAGTTTGGTTGGTCGTTCAACCCTGTAAGTGGTCTAGGCCTCTCTATTGGCCGAGTCCGTAAGGTGATGAATGCCAAAACACAGGAAGAGATCACAGAAGCTCTGGCTGAACATGGGATGGAATACAGCGATGAAGCCTTCCACTCACTCAAGGCAGAGTACGTTGGTCGTCAGCTCATGGGTACAACTGTTGTACTTGCTGCTGGTATGTGGGCTGCTGAAGGCAACCTGACTGGCAACGGTCCTCAGGATGCCGCTGAGAAGAAGCGGATGATGGATTTGAACTGGAAGCCTCTCTCAATCAAAGGACCTGATGGTGAGTGGCACAGCTATCAAGGCTTTGAACCATTTGACACTCTACTTGGTCTAGTTGGTGACTGGGCATTCCAAGCCAATCGTGTGGATCAGGCATGGTCTGAAGACTTCGGTCGGAAGATCCTGTACTCCATCTCTATGAACGTAGCTAACAAGACATTCCTCAGTGGGTTTGAGCCATTGGTCTCAATGCTGTCTGGTGATGAAGGTGCTTGGAACCGATTCATGGCCATGCAAGCAGACTCGATGATCCCTTATACGGGTGTCAGGAGTCTCCTGTCTAAAGCCATCACTCCTCAACTGAAGGATGTAGAGAATGACTTTGGGTCTTACCTGGCCAACCGTAACAAGTTTCTCTTCAGTGAGAACGATGTACTGAAGGATATGCTGGACATCTACACAGGCCGACCTATCAACTATCAAGAACCACTCACTGCTGCTGCCAATGCAATGCTGCCATTCTTCAAGAGCAATGGTGGTCTTGAACCGTGGAGGCAGTGGCTACTCGGTACTGGTTGGGACAACCTTCAGACTGTTCGCACTGACCCTACAACGAAAGAACCTCTGACTCCTGATCAACGCCAGTATGTGAACAACTGGATTGCTCAGAATGCAGGCCTTGCTGACAAGATCGAACAGATGCGGTCAGCACCTGACAAATTCTGGGATCAGAAGATCAAGGAATACGTTAAGGAACGAGGTCTTCAAAAGCAAAGTGAACTACCTATCAAAAAAATGGTAGTCCATGAAGAACTGGATCGAATCCATAACGAAGCATTCAATATGGCATTCACAGCTTATGAGCAACAGAATGCTATTAGCTCCATGGTTGGTGGGTACAAGGCACGGCGTGATCGTCGTCTTGGTATCGGTGACATCCAAGGAGCATCGTCAGACGCCACCCAAGTCCAAGAACTATTGCAAATCGCAAAATAAAGCGTCATGGCAACAACCCAAAATACCTACACAGGGAACGGTTCAACCGTTCTCTACTCATTCACCTTCCCATATCTTGAGACAACCGACATCAAGGTTTCCTTGAACGGTACGGTTACAACTGAATACACGTTAGCCAACGCCACTACTATCCAGTTCAACACGGCACCAGCCAATGGAGCTGCGATTCGTATTTATAGGCAGACTGATGACTCCAATCTTCAGTCAACGTTCTACCCAGGGTCTGCTATCCGGTCTTCGGACCTGAATGACAACTTCACGCAGAGCCTCTACGTTACACAAGAAGCAAATGCCAATGTAGTTAATGCTGTAGCAGGTCAGATTCCCGACAACACTATTGGAGGATCAAAGATTGTAGATGGTGCGATTTCTGATTCCAAAGTGTCCAGTGTTGGTTCTTCTAAAGTTATATATGCTCCGGCTGGTGCTGGTTCTGTGCAGCGCACCGTTGAATCAAAGCTGCAGGATGTGGTGAGTGTTAAAGATTTTGGGGCAGTTGGGGATGGGGTAGCTGATGATTACTCAGCATTTGCTGCAGCTCTAGCAACAGGTAATGCTGTATACATACCAAAAGGTACTTACAGACTAACTCAGACAGTCACAGTAAGTGGTACAAAACAGCAAATAACATGTGACTCAGGTGTGTACTGGAATTATACAGGAACAGGAGCAGCACTTGTTTTGACAGGATCAAATCATGACATCTCCTTGGGGGAAATTGGCGCTGCTAATGGTACACATGTTATTGTTTATTATAACTTAGGCTTTAGTCGCATCTATGTGAAGGCTTGTGGTCAGTGCAGTCAAGCTGTAATTTATCACAATGCAACACTTCAAACAGAAAACGAAGGCAATTGTATTTGGACTATCGATAGACTTGAGGCTGGAAGTGTTCCGTACGGAATTAAGATAGATAGTCACGCGACTTATATCCACGAAGGTAGTCTATTTGATGTAAAGGTTCTCTTTTCAGCCACTAATACTGGAATTGTAGTTGGAACAGCATTGCAAGACAGAGTTAGATGGAATAGATTTATTGTCTGTCCAGACGCTTCAGGTATCACACCGCTGTTACTCGATGTCTACAATAGCTCTAACAGTTTCTATATAAACGATTGGCAAGGTACACCAGCTGCTGCGCATGTACGTTTTAATACAAACGTTAACGGTAACTATCTATTTGCATCACCTGGAGTCCAGAGTGGGTTAACAATCGTAGACAACGGTAATAACTTTAAGCAATATCCTGATACTGATCTTAGGTATAAGCTTCAGCAAGGCGGAAACATCTTAAAGCTTGATGATAATAGTGTCGGAATTCTTATGAACTCCGTTGCTGGTGGGTTTAGGGTATTTACTGGTGATGTAGAACGTCTACGAATTTCTAATACAGGAGCCTTTACTACTGACGCTGGCACAATACCTGTTTCATTTGCTAGGGCATGGGTGTCGTTCACAGTAAGTGGTGGTGTAGTGACTGTATCAGCTGCAAGTAATGTATCTACGGTTACCAGAACAGCTGCTGGTGAATTTGAAATTACTTTTACAACTCCTATGCCGGATGCTAGTTATGCAATTACTGGTACTTGTACATATACAGGAGCTTGGATTGGTGTAGTCACAAAACCAGCTACGAAGATATCTTCTAAGTTTAGTATTTTTACTGGTCCACCTGGTGGGGCTGCTGTTGATCCAAGTGAATGTTCTGTTGTAATTCACCGATAACTAGTATCTGATAATGACAAAAACACGTGACTTAAACCCATGATCACCATCCTCGGCGCCAAGGTTTCCATTGAGACCTTGGCCTTTTTTTCTCTTTTTGCCGCTTCTGAGTACCTGACTCCACTGCCCGTACCTGAAACACTTCCCGAACCAGTAAATCCATAGGAGCCAATCAATTATGTCTACTACTCACTCTATCGACGTAGGCCGTTATTCGGCCAATCAAGTTGTCTCAGGTCTAAGCATCCCTGAGCACGACTACATCTCGATGACCCATGCCGGTGGCAACCTGACTGGTGTTGTCTATAAGAATGGCGGCTCTGGTGGTCAGACTGTCGCAACCTTGACGCTTACCTACGACGGTAGTGGCAATCTCCTTACAGTTACTAAGGCTTGATTATGGGATACAAATTCAATCCGTTCACTGGTAATCTAGACGAAGTTGGTGCAGGTGGAGGCGGCGGTGGCGGCACCCCCGGCGGTAGCGACACTCAGATCCAGTTCAACGATGCAGGCGCCTTTGGCGGTGATGTTGACCTCACCTA